GGCCAGAGCTGGTACGACTACTATAACGTGGCACAGTACTACGACAACGATATCTTCTATCGAGATACCACGACCTTGATGTACTTCAACTATAAGACAACTAAGAAGATTGTCTATAAGAAGAAGCTCTTAGAGAATGACGGGTCTCGTATGATTGAGAAGACTGACGAGTTCAACCCGCCTGCCGAGATGATGGAGGAGGGGAACTTCGAGAAGGTAGAAAAGACTATTGACGTGTGGTACGACGGCGTTATGGTTATGGGAACCAACACCTTACTGAAGTGGGAGGTAGCTGAGAATATGGTTCGCCCTAAATCGGCTAGCCAACACGCGCTCCCTAACTACGTAGCCGTTGCGCCACGTATGTATAAGGGTGTTATCGAGTCATTGACTCGGCGTATGATTCCTTTTGCTGACCTCATCCAGATTACACACCTTAAGTTGCAGCAGGTTATCTCACGTACCGTCCCTGACGGCGTGTATATCGACGCTGACGGCCTTAACGAAGTGGACCTAGGGACGGGCAACGCCTACAACCCAGAGGACGCCCTACGTCTTTACTTCCAAACGGGTAGTGTAGTAGGCAGAAGCTATACCCAGGACGGGGAGTACAACCAGGGCAAGGTGCCTATCACTCAGTTGAACTCTAGCTCTGGAGCTAACAAAGCCCAGATGTTGATTCAGAATATGAATCACTACCTACAGATGATTCGCGATGTCACGGGACTTAACGAAGCGCGTGACGGCTCTACCCCTGACCCATACTCTTTAGTGGGTGTTCAGAAGTTAGCCGCTTTAAACTCCAATACAGCTACGCGCCATATCCTGGACGCGGGCCTTTATATCTATAGGTCTATAGCGGAGGGGTTGACGTATCGTATCTCTGACATATTAGAATACGCTGACTTTAAGGAGCAGTTCGTTAATCAGATTGGTAAGTACAACGTCAGTATCCTAGAGGATATTAAGGACCTGTATATATACGACTTCGGTATCTTTATTGAAGTGGCTCCTGACGAAGAGCAGAAGGCTATGCTGGAGCAGAATATCCAGATGGCTTTATCTAAAAGCGATATCAACCTAGAGGACGCTATTGACATCAGGGAGCTCCGTAACCTGAAGATGGCCAACCAGCTTCTTAAGATGAAGCGTGTCGCTAAGCAGGATAGGGAAGAGAAGATGAAGATGCAGCAACAGGCTATGCAAGCGCAGCAGCAACTCAAGTCCCAGGAGATGGCAGGCCAGATGGCTATGCAGAAAAACCAGCAGGAAATTCAAGGGAAGATGCAGCTTAAGCAAGCTGAGGTGGCCTTTGATATTGAGAAGATGAACAACGAAGCTCAGCTTAAAGCTCAGCTTATGGAGACCGAGTTCAACTATCAGATGCAGCTGAAAGGTATTGTAGAAGACGGTATGCAGACTCGTGAGAATGACAAGGAGCAAGCGAAGTCCGACCGTATCAGCCAACAGAATACAGAGCAGTCACGGTTAATTAACCAGCGCAAGAACAACTTACCTCCACAGACGTTTGAGTCTAACGAGGATAGCTTGGATGGGTTTGACCTAGCTGAATTCGAGCCGAGATAAAAAATTAAATTCAATCTAATGGAAATTAAAGTACGAGCAGTAGAAGACGTGGAAGCTAAATCAGTGCAGGAGGTAGAGGCGGCGCTTCTAGAAAAGCACGAGGAGAGTTTAAACGAAACCCCTGCGGAGCCTATGGCTGAAGCGGCGGTGGACCAGGAACTTAAAGAGGAGGACGTCCTTAGTTATATCGGTAAGCGATATGGCCGAGATATCTCTTCGTTAGATGAGCTTAACCAGGAGCGTGCTCAATCGGAAGAGTTACCTGAGGATGTAGCCGCGTACTTTAAGTACAAGAAAGAAACTGGCCGTGGTATCGAGGACTTTGTTAAGCTTAACAGAGACGTAGATACAGTTGACCCTAACACTATGCTAAAGGAATACCTTATGGCTACAGAGGAGGGGCTAGATGAAGAGGACATCGAGTCCGTAATGCAGGAGTATGATTACGACGAGGACTTAGATGATGAAGCCTTTATCAAGAAGACTAAGGTCGCTAAGAAAAAAATTATTGCTAAGGCAAAGAAGCACTTCGAAGAACAGAAAGAGGCTTACAAGATTCCCCTTGAGTCAAGCGGGAGTCTTTCTCTAGAAGACAACGAAGAGTATCAGAGCTACAAGCAGTATGTTGAACAGTCAAAGACTTTTCAAGAGGAGCAGACGCGTAAGGCAGAGTGGTTTGGCCAGAAATCCGATGAGGTTTTCGGCAGTGAGTTCAAAGGTTTTGAGTTCGCTATAGACGACAAGTCGTATGTATTTTCTCCTGGAGATAAGGCAGAGTTAAGGAAGTTACAAGACACTCCGCAAGCTTGGATTAACAAGTTCGTGGATGATAAGGGCCTCGTTAACGACGCTGTGGGTTACCACAAATCTTTGGCCGTCGCGATGAACCCAGAGAAATTTGCTAAGTTCTTTTATGAGCAAGGCAAATCAGAAGCTGTGGACGATGTGATGCGTAAGACAAAGAATATTAATATGTCTGAACGTAGCACACCTCAAGCGGTATCGAAGGGTGAGTTTAGTGTTAAAGCCGTCAGCCCAGATTCGGGACGAGGCTTGAAAGTCCGAAGTGTTAAACGCACTTCTTAATTATTTAAAAAGAAAAAATGGCAGTTAAAACAGACCCAGGATTTAACTTGCAGCCAAGCGCTCAGCAAGTACCCACAGCAACAAATTATATTACCAACTTTGATTTCTTGAATCAGTATCTCCCTGATACTTATGAGAAGGAATTCGAGCGTTATGGTAATCGTACCATCTCTGGTTTCTTACGTATGGTAGGAGCTGAGATGCCTTCTAACTCTGACCTTATTAAGTGGGCAGAACAAGGACGTCTCCACGTAAAGTATACTGATGTAACAACAACAGCTAACGCTGCTACACCTGGTACAGCGGATGTTTATACAATTCCTGTATCAAATGCTAACCCAACACCTTTTAGCGCGAATAATGCTATGGCTCTCCGTAACGGACAGACTGTAATTATCTCTCGTACTACTGGAGCTGCTGGTTTATTTAAAGCAGTTGTAAGCAATGTAGATACTGCTGCTCAAACATTCCAAGCTAACTACTACTCGGCTACTGGCCCTGCAATTCCAGCAGCTGGAACAGATAGATTCACTGTATTCATCTATGGTTCTGAGTTCGCTAAAGGAACTAATGGTATGGAGGGTTCTTTAGAGTCTGACGATATCTTCTTCGAGAATAAGCCAATCATCATCAAGGACAAGTACGCTGTCTCTGGTTCTGACATGGCTCAAATCGGATGGGTTGAGATTCAAACCGAAAACGGAGCTAGCGGATACCTATGGTATATGAAGTCTGAGCACGAGACACGTCTTCGTTTCGACGATTACTTGGAGACTGCTATGATTGAAGCTGTACCTGCTGTACAAGGTTCAGGTGCTGACGCCTTGTTAGGCAATGGTTCTACTGGTAATAACCCAACAGGCGCTGGTTCTGAAGGTATCTTCTATGTAGTTAACGACCGAGGTAATGTATACGGCGGAGGTAACCCAACTACGTTGGCTGACTTTGACACTATCATCTCACGATTGGATAAGCAAGGCGCTATCGAAGAAAATGTAATCTTCGTTGACCGTCAGTTTAGCTTTGACATCGACGATATGTTGGCTGCTCAAAACTCTTACGGAGCAGGTGGTACTTCTTACGGTCTCTTCGACAACGATAAGGACATGGCGTTGAACCTCGGATTCACTGGATTCCGTCGTGGCTATGACTTCTATAAGTCTGACTGGAAGTACTTGAACGACCCAACTATGCGTGGTGGATTACCTACCGCAACTGGTTCAGGACGTATCAACGGCTTGTTAGTTCCAGCTGGCTCTACATCTGTATATGACCAAATCCTAGGTAAGAACGCTAAGCGACCTTTCCTTCACGTTCGGTACCGCGCTTCAGAAACTGAAGACCGTCGTTACAAGACTTGGATTACTGGTTCTGCTGGTGGCGCCGCTACTAGTTCTCTCGATGCGATGGAAGTTAACTTCCTCTCTGAGCGTGCTGTATGCACCTTGGGAGCGAATAACTTCTTCTTGTTCGAAGCATAATAAACTGAGGAATGAGGGGGGACTACGGTCCCCCCTTCTTCTATTTTAAATTCTAAATCATATCAAATGAAAAGTAAAGCCCCTATGGTAGATAGAATCTACCGACTAACTAAGGAACAAGCGCCATTGGCGTATATGATTCCTGCACAAGGTAACGCCCGTACACCGCTGCTATATTGGGATGACGATGCTGGAGTTAATAAAACTCTACGCTACGCCCGCAACCAGAAGTCACCCTTCGTGGATGAGCAGGACGGCAACGTGGTTTTAGAACCTATCGTATTTGAGGATGGATTCCTTTCGGTCTCTAGACAGAATCCAGTCCTACAAGAGTTCCTCCAGTACCACCCTTTAAATGGTATTAAGTTCGAGGAGATTAATAATGAGCGCGACGCTCATAAAGAGTTAGAGGCTGTCAACCTAGAGGTAGACGCCCTTATCCAATGTCGTGAGATGTCTATCGAGCAAATTGAGAATGTAGCCCGCGTGGTATTTGGTATGGACCCGTCCTCTCAAACTACAGCTGAGCTACGTAGAGATATGCTCATCTTCGCCCGTCATAACGCCGAGGCTTTTTTACAGGCTGTCAATGACCCTGAGCTTAACTTCAACGCTTCTGTCCAGGGGTTCTTTGATAAAGGACTCCTTACGTTCCGTAAGAACAAGCAGGAGATTTGGTTCAATACATCTACCAATAAGAAGAAGATGCTTACCGTTCCATTTGGTGATGACCCTATGACAGCGGCTGGCGCTTACCTTATGGGTGACAACGGGCTGGAGCACTTACGGATGCTTGAGTCTGCGATTTAATTTGTTCAGTGTATCTTTGGTCTTTATTCACCCATTAATTTTTTTAAAATGGTAAAATTTCTCAAGGTTACAAACGCGCCTGTCACAGGCCAATTAATCAATATCAATGGCATCAAAGCTGTCGGTACAGCTAGCGCAACAGCAGGAACTGTCACTGTAGATTATGTAGACGGAACAACTACAACTATTACAACAGCTTTGCAAGTGGGCTCTGATGTGTATCTAGCTATTGTAAATGCAGCGGAAGCTGCTTTGGCAACAAGCTGGACAAGACCTTACTACGAATTACAACTTCCTAAAGCAGTGACAAGTATTATAAATGCTTAATCCGCTTAATTGTATTTTACAGGAAAGGGGTCGCAAATAGCGGCCCCTTTTTTTTGGCTATCTTTGAGCAAAGGTTGACCTATGATAAACTCAGTCAGAAACACTGTCCTGTCGATACTGAATAAGAACAACTACGGGTATATATCACCAGCAGATTTTAACTTATTCGCTAAGCAGGCACAGTTAGAGATATTCGATGAGTACTTCTCGGAT